AAAATGGAAGCCGAAGCAGCTAAAGCACTTGAGGAAGCTGGTGGTGTTAAATCAGGTCATAACATTGCTATGTTACAAACTCAGTTAGGTGCTGCAAAAGCTCACCAAGATGGTGTCTTAAGATCTATAGATATGTTAATGAAAGCAACCGAGGGAGCAGTAGAGTATGATAATAACGCAGCAGGAGTTCTTGGATTGGGTGGAACATCCAGTAACCAAGGCACTGAAGAAGTCCCTACACAATGATAGGGAATATCTCAAAGAAATGATTGTTCGTGGTAACGTGGATAATGAGGAAGAAGTAAAAGGTAGATGTAATGCAGTTTTAAATATCCTTAATATTACATATGAGGATTTAACAGAGGGAGCAAGAGAAGATGCAAAATACTAGTGGGATTCACCCAAAGGGTCATCGAGTTTTAATACTCCCAGATCCAGTGGAAGAAGTAACACAAAGCGGTATTATTGTTTCAGTTGGTGAAAACCGAGATAGAGAAAGACTAGCACAACTAAAAGGTACTGTTGTCGAATTAGGCAATACAGCATGGTTAGACCAACCAAGTCCTTGGGCTCAAGTAGGTGACCATGTAATCTTTGGTAAGTACTCTGGATTAATCTATCAGGGAGATGATGCCAAAGAATACCGTATCATTAATGATTTAGATGTTGTAGCATTAGTCGACTAGGAGAAAACATGTCAGAAGAAAAAGAAGTACAGCAACAAGAAACAAGTGCAGATCAAGAGGCACAGGCAGTTAATGAACAAACTCAAAAAGAAGCCCGTATATTTGGTTGGGTTCCTAAAGAAGAGTTTAGAGGTTCTGAAGATGACTGGGTTGATGCAGAAGTATTTGTAAAACGAGGTAAGGAAATTAATCCTATTCTCCGTAAGAATAATGAATTACTTATGAAGAAGTTGGATGAAAAAGCCAAAGAAATTGATAGCATAAAAGCATCCGTTGAAGAGTTTAAAAAGTTCCAAAAGGAATCATTTGAACGTAAGACTGCTGAGTATGATGTACAAATTGCTCAGTTAAAGTCACAAAAACGTGAAGCTATTGCAGAAGGAAACGGTGATCTAGTTGTTGATATTGACGATCAACTTGATTCACTAAAAGAAGCACAGCGTGAGGCTAAGGAAGCTAGTAAAGCTAAACCAGAGCCAGAACAACCTGCTCAAGTAAGTATTCCAGATGATCCAGAATTACAAAGTTGGTTAAATAAAAACAATTGGTTTGGTAATGATATTGAAATGACTGAACTAGCTAACACTTTAGGATCCTCTGTAAGAAAACAATTTCCTCACCTTACTAGTCGTGCCTTTTTAGAAAAGCTTGATGATAAGATTCGAGAGTACATGCCCAATAAGTTCTTAGGTAATAAAGCTAAGGGCAGTGCAGTAGATTCCTCAGGTAGTGTTAGAGGAACAGGATCTTCTGGTAAAAAGTCTTATGACAACTTACCTGATGATGCAAAACAAGCGTGTGATCGATTCATTAAACAAGGATGGATCAAATCTAAACAAGAATACATAGACAGTTACGACTGGAATTAAGGAGAACAATTATGGCTAAAGCATTAACAATTGAAGAGAAAAAAGAACAGGCACTTACTAGAACTACCACAGAACGTCCTTCACGTGAACGTCAAAGGAATTTATTTAATGGTACTCAAGCAAAGTTAACTGTAAATCATTTAATCCCTGGATATCACCTACACATCTTTAATGATGAACCAGGTAGAGTCCAGACCGCACTTGATGGAGGATGGGAGTTTGTCAGTCCTGATGAAGTGGGCGGTGTTAAAGATAGTGTAACGTCTGGTAATACAGATATAGGAGATAAGGTAAGATACCTCGTCGGTACAAGTGAGAAAGGCGATGGTCTTTATGGCTACTTGTTAAAGATTAAACAAGATTGGTTTGATGAAGATCAAGCAGATTTACAAAAACGTAATGATCGAGTAGATGCTGCAATCCGTGGTGGTGTAAACATTAAGGACGGAACAAGTTCTGATGGTTTTTATACTCCTAAGGGTGGCATTAACTACAAAACATAAACTTAATTTCTAAAAGGAAATAAAAATGGCTAACGCAAATACCCCTCGTGGACTTAGCCCAGTAGGAACAATTACTGGTGCTGCGTACAACGAACAGGGTCGCCTCTATGCTATCGCTAACGACGGTTCTAACACTTACGCTATTGGCGATGTTGTTAAAGTTGCTGGTTCAAGCGATGCAAACGGTGTACCTTATGTAACAAAAGCTCTTACTACTGATACACCAGTTGGTGTTATCGTTGGTATTCGTGTATCTGATCCAGGTGTATCTCTTGTAGGTACTACATTGGCTCTAAATACAATTTACTTACCACTTAATTCTGGTCTTCGCTATGTATTTGTAGTGGATGATCCATCAATTATTATGCAAGTAACAGGTGACGCTACTGGCGTGGCTGCTGCTGACGTATTCAAGAATGCTGGTATGACTATTACAGCTAACCAAACAACTCTTGCTATGTCTGCTCCGCAATCAAGCACAGTATTAAATGCTGCTTCTTTCTTAGCTATTGGATCTTCTGGTTCATTAGCATTACCATTACAAATCATTGGCCTAGTTCAAGCAGTTAATAATGCTCCTGGTGCTTATGCTCAAACATTGGTAAAATGGAATAAGCATCAATTCCTCAACCCAGTTGGCACTGCTTAATAATTAGGAGAATATAACATGGCTGGTATTATTACAACTGCTTCACATCCGAAGGCCCTATGGCCTGGGATCAAAGCATGGTGGGGTCAAGTCTATGACGAACATAAAGAAGAATATTCTTCATTGTTCGATAGCGACACATCATCAATGAACTATGAAGAAGATGTTCAACTTACAGGTTTCGGTTTAGCTCCAGTTAAATCCGAAGGTTCTGGCGTTGCATACGATTCAGAAATTCAAGGTTTCACAACACGTTATACACACATTGCTTACGCTTTGGGTTATATCGTAACAAAAGAAGAGTTAGATGACAACTTGTATGAACAAGTATCACGTCGTAGATCTGCTGCATTAGCAATGTCTTTCCGTCAAACGAAAGAAAACGTTGGTGCTAATATCTACAACCGTGCATTTAATAGTACATACTTAGGTGGTGATGGTGTTTCTTTATGTAACACAGCACACCCTAACACTTCAGGTGGTACTTTTGCTAATGCTCCTACAGTTGCAGCTGACTTGTCAGAAGCTTCTTTAGAAGATGCACTAACAGCAATTATGGGTTTCCAAAATGACCGTGGTCTTTTGATCAATGTTATGCCAAAGTCTTTAGTTGTTGCTCGTCAAAACTTCTGGAATGCACATCGCATTCTTAAGTCAGCATACACACCATCAACAGCAAACAATGCAGTGAACGTTTTAGTAGCGACAAATGCTTTACCAGAAGGTATCGTAATGAATCACTATTTAACTTCACCAAATGCTTGGTTTGTACGTACTAACATCCAAAACGGTTTGAAATACTATAGCCGCGTAGGTATTCAATTTGATCAAGACAATGATTTTGATACAATGAATGCTAAAGCAAAAGGCTATGAGCGTTATTCATTCGGTTGGACAGATCCACGTGCAATCTATGGTGTTAACGGTCCTTAATTAGGACTACATGAGATGTAGAGGGGGCGAGTTAAAGCTCCCTCTTATCTTTATTTAGGAGTTATTATGTCATATCCAATAGAAGAAAAAAAAGGTAAACGCCCACCTGTCAAAAAGGGTAAATAATTTATTGTTCTCTGATGACGCTTAGAAATAAGCGTTGTTATAACATACAACGTCAAAGGAGATTTTTATGTCAAATCCAACAAGATTTTCAAATGGTGTATCTACAAATGATGCACAGTATTTAATGGGTGATTATCCATTACCAAGTCCATTTACTTCAAGTGGTTCACGTTCTACAGGAGTTGCTGAGTATGCAAATGATTTTACAAACTCAGTTGCAGAATATACAGCAGCAGGTTCTGGTTCAACATTTGCTTTAACAGATGGTAACGGTGGTCTTGCAATATTAACACCAGGTGGTGCATCAACAGTATCAGCTGCTTATAAAACAGCAACTAATGTTGCTTTTGTTGCAGGTAATGCTGTATGGTTCCAATCTAGATTTAAAGTTTCAGCAGTATCAGGTGCTAAATCATTCTATGTAGGTTTAAGAAAAGGTTCAGCAGTAACTGATGGTTTATGGTTTACTAAACCTGCTTCATCAACATCAGTTAATTTAGTTTCTACAGTAGGTTCTACAGCAACTACATTAGTAACAGGTGTTGCAACAGCAGAGGCTGATACATACCTTGAATTAGGTTTCTATTTTAATGGTGTAGATTTATTAGTTTATAATAATAATCTTTTAGTAGCTAGAGTTGATGCTCCAACAATTGGTACTTCAGGTACAACTTTAACTAGTGTTGCTTTAGGCCCAGTATTGCACATTACACCAACAGCTACTGATACATTAACAGTTGATTATATTTCTGCTTCTGTAGAAGTTACACGATAATAGGAGGCCAATATGGCTAATTCAGTACAGATTCAAACACTAGTTGATAGTGAGCGTAATCTAGTTGTTAAATTAGTTGGTATCCTAGATACAAGTAACGTAAGTTTAGCTACATTAATTGACCCAGCACTTGTTGCTGCGGTTAATGCTTCAGGGTTAAACTCACAACAACCTACTAAGGTAGCAATTAAAAAAGTAACTTACACTGTAGAAGATGGCTTAGCTGTCAACCTTTATTGGGATGCTACAACAGATGTACCTATCTGGAGGTTTGTAGGTAGGGGATTTGTAATGGGAGAACAGATTGGTTTCTTACAAAATAATGCTGGTGCAGGTGTGACTGGTAAAGTTTTATATGATACAGACGGCTATTCATCAGGCTCATTATCATTCAGTTTATTAATTGAATGTATTAAACAATGGAGTTAAAATGGAAGATATCATAGGACTATTGTTTTTTGCACGTAATGTTACGCACATTGAACATTTAAAAACTAAGAGCTATGCTCAACACAAAGCTCTTGGTCATTTCTATGATGACGTTATTGAGTTAGCAGATAAACTAGCAGAAGCATATCAGGGGGATCAAGGCCTTTTAGGAGAGATCCCTTTATATGCAAAAATGCCTAATTACCCAATTGATGTATTTTTAGAAAAACAACTTACAACAATTGACGAGTTACGTAAAACTGCTACTACTAGATCAGCAATTCAAAACATCATTGATGAGATCATTGAATTATATTTAAGCACACTTTATAAACTAAGGAACTTATCATGATAGCTTCTGATGCTAAAGTAAAACAAATGGAGATCTCTGCTATTATTACAAGAGCAGACGGAACTATTGAAAATCTTGGAACAATTCAATATTGGCACAAGAACCCACTTAAACGATTATTATGGAGAATTAAAAAATGGCTACACTATTAGTAAACACAGGTAAAGCTGTTGTTACAAACCGTATCAAAGGCTCTGGAACTGAACCTTCCTACGTTGCTTGGGGTACTGGTGCTGGTACAACTGCTGCTACTGATACTACTTTATTTTCAGAAACAGGTACTAGAGTTTTAGGTACATCTACACAACAAACAACAACTACAACAAGTGATACATATCAAGTTGTAGGTACACAAACTGCAGGTGGTTCATTATCAATCACTAATGCTGGTTTGTTTGATGCTATTACATCAGGTAACTTGTTTGTTAAAGGTGAC